ATTCTTAGCTCAACAAACAAACAAACAAACAAACAACCAACCAACCAGGGCAATCATGTGAACAAGCGCAGCAAAGTATCAGGATCATCATCACGTAACCAATTCCGCAAGTCTGCGAATTCTACTCATCGAGTAAATATCACGCCCCGCCCGATGCGCGGCGGTGGTCGGCTTTAATGACCTGGTACGCTAAATTAATACTCTGGATCAAGGCTTGGGCAGCGCGCCGCGCGCTGGCCTGGGCAAAACGAAAGGTCAAAGAGTATGAAACACCACGCGACGAGGATCGGAGATGAAATATGCCGTGCTACCATCCGATAACGGCTTTCCGAATCCAGGAAAAGAATTCATCCGGCAAATCGAAGATTTTATTTACCAGGCCCACCTCCGTAACGTCGACCGAAATACAGGTGAATTGCTCACAATGCATTGGTTGCCGGTTAGAGCGGTCCAGGCAATGGGCAGTGCGGATCGTGCACGAGAGCAAGCTGCACACCGAAAACTGTTTCCTGACATTAACCTATAACGACGATCACCTGCCATGGGATCACTCATTAGTTTTGCATCACTTTCAGGACTTTATGAAACGTTTCCGCAAATCAGTATCGCCCAAAAAAATAAGATTCTTCCACTGTGGGGAATACGGCGAGGCATCACCCGAAAACGACTTTATCGCCCGACCGCACTATCATGCAATCATTTTCAATCATCAATTCGATGATTTGGAACTTTATAAAAGCAATAATGAAGGTATTAATCTATTCACTTCTAACAGTCTTGATCGCTTATGGCCTTTTGGTTTTTCTACTATTGGGGAGCTGACATTCGAGAGCGCGGCATATTGTGCTCGTTACTGTATGAAGAAAGTAAACGGAAAAAACAAAGATGAACACTACACCCGAACCGACCATGCTACTGGTGATGTACTGCACATCGAGCCTGAATATGCTACAATGTCGCGGCGTCCTGGAATCGGTAAAGATTGGTATGAATCTTATAAATCAGACTTCTACCCCAGTGATTCACTATCAGTGCGCGGCGTTGTGCAACGGCCGCCTAAATACTACGATTATCTCTACGACCTGGACGAGCCAGGTAATATCGAACCTATTAAACTTGCCCGCGTGAAGCAAGCAAGAAAACACAAATCAGACAACACACCCGAGAGGCTGGCCACCCGGGAAATTGTGAAAAAGGCCCAAACCTTAACCTTGAATAGGAAACTATGAAATGAAACTTGAAATTTTCTCTGTATACGACTCTAAAGCGAAAGCATTTTTGCCACCATTCTTCTTACCCATGGTGGGACAAGCTACCAGGATATTTCAAAACTGCGCGAATGATAAAACGCATCAATTCGGCGCAAACCCCGCGGACTATACCCTATTCCACCTGGGTGATTTCGATGACGAAAAGGCAATTATCGAAACTAAACCTACGCCCGAAAATCTTGGTATTGCGCAAGAATTCAAAAACGCTGAAAAAATTCCAGACCCAGATTTCAAAATAGCAGAGGTTAAATAATTATGAAAACCGTAATGCAACATAACTTTGCCTCGATCGAAGCCGCTCAGGTACAACGGTCGTCATTCGACCGGACTAGCGGATATAAAACAACATTTAACGCAGGAGACCTAGTTCCCTTCTATGTAGACGAAGCACTACCCGGAGATACTTTCAAGCTTAACGCAACAATCTTCGCAAGGATGGCAACGCCAATCTATCCGATCATGGACAATCTGTTCATGGATACTTTCTACTTCGCAATACCGTTACGACTGGTATGGGATAACTTCCAAAAATTCATGGGCGAGCAAATCGACCCAGGAGATAGCATTGACTATACAATCCCGCAAATGGTTTCAACCGCCACTACTGGCTATCTGGCTGGATCAATTCACGATTACTTCGGTTTGCCAACCGAGATCCCAGACCTTAGTCACAGCGCGTTGTTCCACCGCGCGTACTACCTATGCTGGAACGAATGGTTTAGAGATCAAAACATTCAAACCTCACTTACTGTCTCGCGATCCGATGGTCCCGATTTGCCGGCGAGTTATGTACTTCAAAAACGGGGAAAGAGGCACGATTATTTCACCAGCGGACTCCCTTGGCCGCAAAAAGGCGATGCAATAACATTACCGCTTGGCACAACTGCTCCTGTCGTAAGCGACTCCACGGAATTCACAATGGGATCAGCCGCTGGGCCAAAAACTGGAGTGCAAATATTTGATAGTTCGAATACTTTGTCATTAGATACGACTTTAGGCCCGACAGATGGTTCATCAAATGTAATTTGGGGTAACTCGGGCATGCAAGCGGATTTGACAAACGCAACATCCGCAACAATCAACGCATTGCGCTTATCACTTCAATTGCAAGTGATGCTAGAGCGAGACGCCCGGGGCGGAACCAGATACATAGAAATAGTTAAGTCTCATTTCGGGGTATTATCACCCGACGCACGTCTTCAACGTCCCGAATTTCTCGGCGGAGGATCATTGCCTATAAATGTAAATCCGGTTGCGCAAACCTCGGAGACAGGGACGTCACCATTAGCAACATTATCAGGCGTAGCAACGGTAGGCGGGTCACCCGCAGGATTCACAAAATCATTTGTCGAGCATACGATTATAATCGGTATGGTATCCGTTCGTGCTGACCTTACGTATCAGCAAGGTCTCGATCGTATGTGGTCAAGACTCACAAGATACGATCATTACTTTCCTGCCCTGGCGCATTTGGGCGAACAGCCAATACTCAATAAGGAATTATATGCGCAAGGCTCACTGGCCGGAGGACTCGACGATGCAAAAGTATTTGCATATCAGGAACGTTGGGCCGAATACCGATACAAACCGTCAAAAATTACCGGTCAATTTCGCTCAAACCATGCTACATCACTTGATGCATGGCATTTATCGCAGGACTTCGCAACACTACCAACACTCGGGCCAACATTCATTCAAGAGACACCGCCTATGGATCGAGTACTTGCGGTACCATCAGAACCAGACTTTATCTTTGATAGTCTGATCAACTTAACCTGTGTGCGTCCGATGCCAATCTATTCAGTACCAGGTCTAGGAGCTAAATTATAATGCGATCTCTTAAAAAACAGCGCGGATTTATCAGCGCACTAATGGGTAGCGCCTTGGTTGGCGGCGCTGCCTCACTTATTGGAGGTAATCGAGCAAACAAGGCTAACTCCGCACAGGCACAACGCCAGATGGACTTTCAAGAACGAATGTCCAGCACTGCTCATGAACGTGAAGTAGCCGATCTTCGAAAAGCCGGATTGAATCCTATACTTTCAGCAGGAGGAGGCGGCGCATCATCCCCTGGCGGAGCTATGGCGAACCAACAGGATATCGCAACCCCTGCAGCAACAACGGCTCTAAACGTATTACGAACTAGAGCAGAAATTGGAAACATTCAAGCACAAACCAAACTAACTAACGCTAAAAGCGGATCAATAAGACCAGCCGAAACTATCGGTAATACGGCTGGCGACTTCATGGGATATCTTAAAAAAGGCGGCGCTAATGCCGCCAAACAATTGCAGAGAGCAATCGACCAGTATTATCGTAATAAATCAGAGGTTACCCAACCTAACAGGAAAAAGAAGGGCCCTCTTATAATCAGAATTCCCAGACCACCACAATGGAGTAAAACAAAATGAGATCACTAAAAAAGCGCCCTAGCGCAATAACATTCCCATCAACCACTATCACTGAACAACAGCATGCAAATGATGTTGATATAAACCAAATCATGGCCAAGGCTAGCCGAGGCCAATCTAGCGAATACATTCGCGAGCACGCCGGACATTACGGCGATGCAACAAGCCTGGACTTCTACCAGGCACAAACGATTGTAGCTAATGCTAAATCGTTATTCGAAGACCTGCCTTCAAGCATTCGAAACCGGTTCGAAAACAAACCGGGACTATTCCTGGACTTTGTCCAGGACCCTAAAAATGCGGAGGAACTAGTAGAGCTCAAGCTCGCCAATCCTCCGCCACCAGAGCCCCCGGCTCCACCAGTTGTCCCACCAACTGAACCTATAGCTGTTCCACCAGCTTCTTAAAAACATAAAGGCAAAACCTAGCCCCTGTGTATCACCATACCCAGGGGCTTCTTTTTGCCTAAATTCTACTAAAAACTAAATCTACCAAAATAAAGAGGGTTATTATTGGTATGCTTGCATAACATTAATAATCATCAATAAAAACAAAGGCTTAAGCCTTAAAATCAAACGCGCCAATCGGCGCAAGACAGTTCTCTACTTGATGTAACTGTCACGACTGACACCAGTCAGTCGAAAACGCTTGTAAAAGCGTAAAAAAGAGCTATTCTTAGCTCAACAAACAAACAAACAAACAAACAACCAACCAACCAGGGCAATCATGTGAACAAGCGCAGCAAAGTATCAGGATCATCATCAC